GGCTTCGGAAATTCTGGTGCGCCAGATTTTATTGCTTGCGTAAGGGGAAGGTTTATTGGTATAGAGTGCAAGGCTAATGGCAATCGTGTCACTGCGCTTCAGCAAGACAATCTCGACAGGATTGAACAGAGCGGTGGCTACGCATTCGTAGTTGATGAAATCAACGTGACTGATGTCACGCAACGGATAAAGGAGATGTTCAAATGATAAGTGCTTACGACACAATGTTTTGGATGGTTGTAATCTCTACGATTACGTGTTCGGTGGCTATGATAGCGTATGCGATTGTTTGGATAATGGAGTTCACCCATGCAATCAAAAAGCGACGCATCAGAAACCAAGCGGTCAAATTCGCCATCGGACGTTTCTAAGAAAGCCAAGAAAAAGGGAGTGCATAAACACCCCCATCCTTGGAGAGTATTACCACCAGTGTGGGGTAAGAAATGAAAACCCAGATAGAAGGTTACTCAGATTTAGGAAGCCACTTGAAACGTGTCTTCGGATACATCGACGTGGAAGAGATTGTTTCCGGACAGTCATCCATCGCAAATACAGTTACGGAGGTTACTACAATGAACAATCAAGTTACTGATTCGACGGCATTTGAAATCGCCACACTCGCGCTCATGAATCAGCGCGTCTACAAACGTGAAGCAGAAGAATTGCGAACAAAGGTCTCTCTGCTTGAAGCGGAGATCATCAGGCTTAGGGCTGATAACAGCAAGCTGGCTACCGAGTCCTACGAAAAAGCTGGTGCGATAGACAAGCTGAACTGGCTGATTCAGAAGCAAGCGGCACGAATGGCTAAAGATGGAAATAAGTAATGGACAGGCATCCGTTTGAAGCATATCGCCCGTTGCTATGGATCCTACTATTGATGCTGTTCATAGAGGTTTACTGTTTCATATCATGGTGGACAAAATGAACGAAGCAGATTTCAAAATGCTGGCTGGCGAGTCTATCTTTGGCATAGCAGATGATCTGCTCAAGTCACAACGAGACATGATTGAGCGACAGAACGAATTAATTATTCGTTTGATGGATCGTATTGATTGGCTAGAGAAGTCACAGTCGATGTCCGCAGGGATCAAGGGGGCGCTATGACCGACGTGCTTATCTCAATCAAAGAACTTGAAGAGATGCGCCGCACGATTGATCAGTTGCGCGAACGATACGCAACGGATCTTGAAGCGTGGCGCGAGAACAATCGCTATCACGCGGCTGAGATCGAACGATTGAAAGAAATCATCCGCGCACGGGAGAATGAGGTATGAACAATCTAATTAAAGAACTTGCTGAACAAGCTGGGTTTGGTTGGGATGATAAATATCATTGGTATGTGGGCAGTCGCCAGATGGAAAAGTTCGCCGCCCTTGTTGCTGCCCATGAGCGTGAGGCGTGGATGAGGTATGAACAATCTAATTAAAGAGCTTGCTATGAGGGATAAATGATATGGCAGCAGCAGATTATAGACTTTGTGATGTTTATTATAGACTTTGTGATGTTTGTGATCAAAAAGTCTTCTACGACGTTAATCTTAATTACAATCAAGGCAAATCCGAATGGAGTGATGTTCCACCATTTAAGAACTGCGGTGAAAATCAATACACTCAGGACGATGAGAATTTTACGCAACATAGCGATCTAAACGAAAAATACGGACTAAGACTTGACTATCTTGGTGATTGGGCAGTGTTATGCCATGAGTGCTCCAAAAAATTCAAGACTGTGGTTGTTCCTATTGAAGGAGTTGAACGATGATTGGATATCCAGCAGATAGCAAACCACATATCAAATGGAATCACATTGATGGACCATTGTTGGTTTGCCGTGATGGAACACCACATTGGTTGACTATGCAAGAACGACTTTGGTTGAGACTGGGATTTACCAACATTAACCAGTTGGATGAAAAATATTGTCAAGAACCACAAAGGGGATAAGGTATGAACGAACGAATTCGAGAAGTTTTGTCAGCCATCCGCGCGCTTAACAACGAGGTGCCCCGTGGATGAAAAGACGCGAGAGTTGGTGGAGAGGTTGAGCGCGCTAGATCACAGCTTCGTTCCTTACCCAAGGTCAGGCGGTAGCCCGCAAACGGTAGGCAGTGAAACATGGAAACTGATCTGCACAGGCGAACAGCGTGGCGCGCTGTCTGATGCAATCGACGCCATCCGCGCACGGGGGGAGAAGCCGTGAAGATTCCAGAGATAGTATTGTTTGCATACCAGACCAAAGGCGAGGCGCTTGAGGTTGCTAATCATCAAGAGGATGTTGAGGTAGCGACTGTCTACATCAAGAAAGGAATCAAGAAAGGATTCAGCCTCGCTGAAGTCCCTGTGTGTTATCTGATGCTGCCGAAGGAGAAGCAATGAGCATCATCACCATAGACTTTGAAACTTACTACGACAAGGATTATTCCCTGTCGAAGATGACAACCGAGGAGTACATCAACGATCCAAGGTTTGAAGTCATTGGCGTAGGTATCAAAGAAGATGATGAACCCTCTAGATGGTTTAGTGGGGAAGATATATCGGTTGCTTTAAACAGTATTGACTGGGAAGACACCATACTGATTTGTCACAACATGATGTTCGACGGCGCGATCCTTGCGTGGCGCTACGGGATTTTCCCAGCTATGTATGTGGATACATTATGTATGGCACGAGCCATTCATGGTGTTGACGCGGGTGGTTCGCTCAAGGTATTGGCTGAACGATACAACATAGGAGCGAAAGGCAATGAAGTCATCGAAGCTATGGGCAAACGTAGAAGTGATTTTAGTCCTGCTGATCTTGTTCGTTATGGCGAGTACTGCTGTAACGATGTTGAGCTTACCTACAAGTTGTTTTACAAACTTCAGCCGTTCCCTAACAACGAATTGAAACTGATTGACCTGACCATCCGTATGTATACGGATCCAGTCTTTGAACTGAACGATAGTCTGTTGATAGCAAGGCTTGAAGAAGTTCGTACTGACAAAGAGAATCTTCTACGTGGTCTGATGGCAGGTTTGAATGTCTCTACTGAAAAAGAAGTCAGCGAGTTGTTGTCCAGCAATAACAAGTTCGCAAACATCCTAAACAGTTTAGGTGTATCACCGCCGCTCAAGATAAGCCCTGCGACGGGTAAGGAGACCTACGCGTTCTCCAAGACAGACGAAGGGTTCCTTGCATTGAAGGAACACCCAGATGAATTTGTACAGGAGTTGTGCAGAGTTAGGCTTGGCACAAAGTCTACAATCGAAGAATCACGTATAGAACGGTTCCTTGATGTTGGAGAGCGTAACCGTGGGAAACTACCTATCCCGTTAAAATACTACGGCGCACATACTGGCCGATGGTCTGGCACCGAAGGTATAAATCTTCAGAACCTGCCTAGCCGTGACAAGACCAAGAAGACTCTTAAGAACGCGCTAGTGGCTCCACCGGGGCATTTGATAATCAACTGCGACTCAAGCCAGATCGAAGCACGCGTGCTTGCGTGGCTGGCTGGCGAGACAGATCTAGTCAAAGCGTTCCGAGAAAAGAGAGATGTCTATTCAGAGTTTGCTACCAAGGTATACAAACGCAAGATCACCAAAGCCAACGAGTTGGAACGGTTCGTTGGCAAGACTTGCATACTTGGTTTGGGTTACGGCACTGGAGCCAAAAAGTTAGAACTAACTCTCAAGACAAGTGCAATGCGTGTTGAGTTGGAAGAAGGCAAGGCTGAAGAGATAGTAAAAACTTATAGAAAAACCAACACTAAGATCCCTGACCTTTGGTACGAAGGGGATAAATTGCTGGCTAACTTATGCGGCTGGCCGACAGACGGACGTGAAAGCTATGAGTTCGGGAACTCATCAGTCATTGTGGATAAAACAGGAATACGTTTACCTAATGACCTATACATACGCTACCCCGGTTTGAATACAGAAACTAAAACCGCCGAAGAAAACCGCGAAGCAAAGTCCTATAAAGTTTATCAATCCCGCAAGGGTAAGGTAAGTATCTGGGGTGGTTCAGTCGTTGAGAACGTAGTGCAAGCGTTGGCTAGAATTATCATAGGCGAACAGATGCTCAAGCTGAAAGAACGCTATCGTGTAGCCCTGACGGTGCACGATGCTGCGGTGCTTGTTGTTAGCGAAAAAGAAATCGAAGAAGCCCTTGCATTTGTAACGGAAACTATGTCTACTGCACCTAAGTGGTGTAGTGATTTGCCTGTGGCTTGTGAGGCCAAATACGGCTTTAGTTATGGAGATTGCTAGTGTCTAAAATAAAAACTGATGAGTTGGATAAGAAGCTCGACTCCATGAACAAAGAAGAGACTAGGAAGTTTATCATCACCATGCTCACCGAGATGCTGGACATGGCACAACAGTTCGCAGCATCAGCAGCAGAGATGAGGATGGCTGTGCATGAGTCCATGCTTCTGATGTCCAAGGCTCCGCTCAAAGATTGCGAAGGTAAAGACGAGTGCGAGCCGTGTTACTGGCGTGGTTCGGTTGTAGGTCTGTACGATCAGATCGCTGCTAAGCCATTAGAAGTCGAAGACAGCATGACGCCAGAAGAAGCGATGAAGAAACTGAATACGATTCTCCGCAGTGACAAGATGTACGACGCATGATCAAGTGGTCATTCAGTGGCTTGAAGCAGTACCTCAACTGCCCAAGACAGTTCAACGAGGTCAAGGTGCTTGGGAATTTCCAAACGAAAGTCTCACACCAGATGGCCTATGGGACTGATGTACACAAGTCATTGGAGGAGTATGCTCGGGACAATAAAGAACTTCCGGTACATCATAAACAATTCAAATCTATTGTTGATGTTCTGTTGGAGATTCCGGGCGACAAATACATCGAACACAAGATGGCTCTACGGGCTGACAAAACCCCGTGCGATTTCGACGCACCAGACTATTGGGTGCGTGGCATTGTTGACTTGATGATTGTAGATGGTGATACGGCGTTCGTGGTTGATTACAAAACCGGATCGAACAAGTACCCTGATCCAAAACAGTTGAAGCTGATGGCGCTACTGACCTTCGCACATTTCCCAGATGTCAATCTGGTCAAAGGTGGTCTGCTGTTTGTAGTTCACACCAGCTTCTTACCCGACGATTATTTACGAGACAAGTCCGAGAAGTATTGGCAGGAGTTTGCTCCCGATCTGATGCGTTTGGAAATGTCTTTTAAACACAATAGCTGGCCCCCACAATCGAGTCCGTTGTGTCGGTGGTGTCCGGTAAACACTTGCGAATTCAGGAAGGCGTAATTATGGGTGCGTATGAAAGTTGGTTTTTTGTTAAAGACGGAGACCTGTATCTACACACTGAGAACGATGGCCCTGCCGTATTGAGGCGTGGGCTTGAGAAAACTGATGCGCGCTTGTGTTCGGTAGAAGAAGCCAAGAAACTTTATCCAAATGAATTAGCGAGAGCATTGGAGAAATAGATGCCATACACAAAGACTGCCAGACCATACAAACACGAGTACAAGAAACAGCTTGAGCGTGGTGAGCATGAAGACCGCATGGAGCGGCAACGTGCGCGGCGTAAGATTGACAAGAAGGGTGTGAGCCGTAAGGGCAAGGACGTGGCTCACGTCAAGGCGCTGTCCAAGGGTGGCAGCAACAAAGATGGTGTGCGACTAGAGCCGCCTAGCAAAAACAGATCGTTTCCTCGCAAGTCGAGTGGAGCAATGAAGTAACGTCGTAAGGCATGAGTGGACGTAAGCTGGTAATACAGCAAACCATGTCATCTAAGATTGGTAATTAAACTCTGCATAGAGCCTCCGTAGCAAGTCTTAGACGAGTGACTCCCGTAAGGAGTTTTTATCGTGATGCGAATCACGCAGTACAGTAGGTATAGTAATGGAAATTGTAGACGATATCGCAGTGCGTTTGACACTGCCCTCGGAGTATGCCGATAGAGTTCTCAGATGGGTTGGCAGGAGCGCGTTAGCGCAGGATTTGGGTTCAACCAAGTCTATCGTGGTCTATTGGGATCAGCGCGAAACAGAATACCTGACCAGAGTTGCAGATGAACTTCGACCCAACATGGCGTTGGATATTCCTTCACCATTGTTGAGAGATTACAAGTGGCCCGGTGTCCACAAGCCTTTTGATCATCAACGAGACACAGCGTCATTCTTGAGTATTCGTAGTAGAGCATTCTGTTTCAATGAAGCAGGAACCGGTAAGACTTCCGCCGCCATATGGGCTGCGGATTACCTAATGAATTTAGGATTGGTGAGACGGGTACTCGTAGTGTGCCCGTTGTCCATCATGTTCACGGCATGGCGCGATGAAGTGTTCAAAGCCGCGATGCACCGTTCGTGTTTCGTTGCTTACGGGTCGAACGAAAAGCGTAGAAGAATCATTGCTCACCCATACGAGTTCACCATTATTAATTATGATGGAGTCAACATCGTCAGTGATGCGATAGCCGACGCCAAGTTCGATTTGATCATTGTCGATGAGGCTAATGCTTACAAGACTGTGAGTACCAAACGCTGGCGTACCTTGTCCAAGTTGATAACGCCATCTACAAGATTGTGGATGATGACAGGTACACCAGCATCGCAATCGCCAATGGACGCGTTCGGCCTTGCACGTCTTGTATCACCCTTGCGCGTACCAAAGTATTCCACAGCATGGCGCGACACCGTGATGTATCCGAAGACACGTTTCAAGTGGCTTCCAAAATCTGATTCTAAGGAAAAGGTGTTTCATGTCTTGCAGCCAGCGATTCGGTTTAACAAGAACGACTGCCTCGACCTGCCACCTGTAACTTATCAGACTAGAATTGTTCCCTTGACAGTGCAAGCGCAAACATACTATCGCAAGCTGAAGCAAGAGATGTTAATACAAGCTGTTGGCGAACAAGTCAGCGCAGTCAATGCCGCTGCCAAACTAAACAAGCTGTTGCAGATATCTGGCGGTGCAACATATACAGATGGTGGCAACGTCATTGAATTCGACATTGGGCCTCGCTTCAAAGCACTGCGAGAAGTGCTTGACGAAACGTCCAACAAAGTAATAGTGTTCGTTCCCTATCGGCACACCATCACTGTCGTTGCGGAGTACCTTGATAACGAGGGCTTCACAAACGACATCATCATGGGTGACGTTACCCCAAAAGAACGCGCAAACATCATCACCAAATTCCAGACACAATCGGATCCTCATGTGTTAGTGATTCAACCGCAGTCAGCTTCTCATGGTGTCACACTCACCGCTGCGGATACGGTTGTGTTCTGGTCTCCAGTCATGTCGGTCGAAACATACTTACAATGTATCGGTCGTATTGATCGAGTCGGACAGAAGAACAAGATGACTGTTGTTCATTTGCAAGGCTCGGAAGTAGAGCGTCGTGTATACGACATGCTCAATAGTAAAGTAGATAGTCATAACAAGTTAATTGACCTGTACAAGCAGGAGTTGGAGGCAGAGTGAATACAGTAAACATCAGTAGTTTGGTTGCATCGTATCTTGGTATTCGATCACAGCGTGAAGCGTTGTCGAGACAATTCGAGGAAGCAGATGCTGCACTAAAGCAGGAACTATCAGGCTTTGAAGCGCAGTTGCTCGCAGCTTGCAACGATATAAATGCGAATAGCATCAATACCGAAAACGGTACTGTGATTCGCAAGTTGAATGAGCGATACATCTGCACGGACTGGGAACACTTTAAACAGTTCGTCAAGGACAACGATGCTTTGGATTTGTTTGAGAAACGCATCAATCAAGGGAACATCAAACAGTTGTTAGCGGAGTACCGCGAGCTTCCCCCCGGTGTGAACGTGATGCGAGAGTTTGGTGTAACCGTTCGTAAACCCAGTAAGGAATAGTAATCATGAGCAACGATCTAATTACGTCGATTAAGAACAGTATGCCCGTCGTCAAAGGTGAACTTGACGAAGACACCAAGGCGGTAGCTGGCGGTAACAGTGGTAGATTCAAGCGGATCTCCATCAAGGGTGGTGTGTTCCGCAAGCTAGTCAATGGCAAGGAAGTTGGCTCCATCGAAGACCGTCACATGAACGTGATCTTTGTCAAGATGGCGCACAACCCCGCACGTACCTATTACTCGCAGGGCTATCAGGAAGGAGCGAAGGTCTCGCCCACCTGCTGGTCGAGCGATAGCAAGACCCCTGACAATGATGTCAAGACGCCACAGGCACCTACCTGTAACTCTTGTCAGAACAGCGTCCAAGGTAGCGGTCAAGGTGGCATGGGTGCTGCGTGTCGCCTGTCGTGGCGCACGGCGGTCGTGTTGCCGAACGATCCGGGTGGTGATGTGATGCAGCTTGTGCTGCCAGCCACGTCGTGCTTTGGCAATGAAGATAATGGCCGGTATCCGTTCCGTCCGTATATTCAGATGCTGGCACAGAACAGCATCAGCGCAGGACGCGTTGTTACCAAAATGGCGTTCGACACCAAGTCGCCTGTACCGAAGCTACTGTTCTCTCCAGTCGCTCCGGTTCCGCAGGAAGACGTTGAGTTTGTGCTTGAGCAAGCCAAGAGTCCCATTGCGGAAAACGCAGTCAAGATGAACGTGTATCAGGGCGACTCATCTGCCGAAGCTGCGCCGCCGATCTATACATCTGAGCTTCCAACTATGGAAGAACCGAAGCTGCGTGAGATGAACAAGTCATCTGACGCTGAGCCAGAGGTTTCGGATATGGTCAAGCAGTGGGCTAAAAAGAAGAAGTGATTCATGCCACGGAACTACAGCGATAAATTTCTATACGAACTGTCGCAAGCGAACTCCGATAGACTCGGGGTTCGTCTTGGTCGCCTGTGCGTAGAGATGAATATCCCTGCTTCGTATGTTGCAGTTGCACTCAAGACTTCGCGTATGACTATCTACAGTTGGTTTCGCGGTAGAGGCGTAAGCGAAAATAAACGAGCCTTGGTTGAGACATTCATCAGATTGGTTGAGGACGATGCCAAGGTTGGCATGTTACCCGCCAAGAACATGGTCGATGCCAAGAACTACATACAAGAGATGTTGGGGGTATCCATTTGATTTGATGGTTGGTAGTTCTTCACCTCTCGCCGGGGGTAGCTCCCCCGGCGTTTTTTTCTACGGCGAATATGAAAAAACAATTTTACGAACACCTACTTCCATCGCAAGGTTTCTACTGTGTAGCAAAAATCGACAAGGACGGTAGCTTAGGCAGTCGGTTTGCAGAGAACCTTGATGATCTAATTAAAATAACGGACGAGTACAAAACAGCGGGGGCCAATGTTTACGTAACACCAAACTCATTCAAAGGATACAGTCGGCAAGCGAAGAGCGCGTTATGGTCGCGTTCGTTGTTCGTTGATCTGGACGTAGGGGCTGAGAAGGAATACAGCAGTCAAGAAGAAGCGTTGGCTGCGCTTGATGACTTCATCGCCAACACAGGTATGCCCGAACCGGTTCGGGTTAACTCAGGAACTGGCATCCAAGCCTTCTGGATACTCACGCAAGATATCCCGATTGAAAAATGGAAACCGCTGGCTGAATCATTTAAACAATTTTGCGTGGACAAGGGGTTGCTCATAGACCCCTCAGTGACAGCCGATGCTTCCCGGCTCATGCGTTGCCCAGACACTTTTAACTATAAAACAAACCCGCCCAGCCCGACCAGCGTACTGACCAGCTCGGTGGTCGTACATGAACTTGTTTATATAGAGTCAATTATTTTTGGGCGGGTAACTTCTAACACCGGGAATAATTCACCATCTATAGATGTTCTAGCCCAGATTCCGAAGGGATTGGATGAAGATACTGCCAGCATTGGTAACAAGGGCAAATTCGACGGCACCGAGAATTATTTTCAAGACGTGCTGGAGAAGTCCCTAGAAGACAACGGCTGCGCCCAGATCAAGAGATTGGTCGCTGCCCCGGCCAAGCAGAAGTACCCAGAATGGTTTTGGCTGCTGTCCATTGCCGCTCATTGTGTGGATGGCGAAGAGGCTGTACACGTCGTTTCGCAAGGACACCCCGGTTACGATTACGACAAGACGGTTCTTAAAGCCCAAGAAACTTTAAAGAATGATGCACCGCAGCGATGTGACACCATAGAGGGCGTTTACCCAAAAGGGTGTGATGGCTGTCACTTCAAAGGCAAGATCGGATCCCCTGTGGCGTTGGGCAAACGAGTCAAGCCACTACCTCCCGAGAAAATGCCTCCCGGCCTTCCTAAACTTCCCGAAGAATTGTTTCCGTATTCATGGGGTGCTGATAACGCCTTGTGGTACAAGCCGCCGATTGAGTATGACAAGAAGGGCAAGGAGGTAGATCCCCCCGCCGTCATGATCTGCCGACATATCTTTTATCCAACAACGCGCATCTTCAGCAAGCGCGATGGCGCAGTTCTTACAGTAAAAGTCATGCTCCCCAAAGATCCAGATCGGGAGTTTGATTTGCCGGTGAAGTACATATCCATTGGTAATGACAAGTTTAGAGAGTTACTTGCTAGTTACGATGTGATGCCTACACACCCAAACACAGCACTGATCCAAAGGATGGTTGACTACATGAGCAAATGGAATGATTACTTTATTAACATGAAAACCGCCGAGCAGATGCAGACCCAGATGGGTTGGACTGATCACATGGATTCTTTTGTCATTGGATTCAATGAGATTACCCGGAGCGGAGAGGTGCGTAAGACCGCTGCTTCTCCCGGTGTACGCAAACTTGCCAAGATCATGCCAGCTACCGGTAGCTTCCAAGTGTGGAAGAACTCAGCAAGGCAGTTAAACCAACCGTCGCTTGAGCCTATAGCCTTCGCCATGCTGTGCGCGTTCGGTTCCCCCCTGATGTCATTGACCAACACTCCCGGCGTGTCGGTGTGCTACTCAGGCCCATCGGGTGCTGGCAAGTCTGCGGCAATGTTGGCGGGGTTGAGTGTCTATGGAGACCCCCGTGGCTTGTGTTTGCAGGAGAACAACGCGACCGACAACGTACTTGTGGGGCGTATGCTCAACTTAAAAAACATTATGTTTGGTCTTGACGAGGTGCACTCCCGGCTTCCAGAACAGCTTTCCAAGTTTATCTTCCAAGTATCTACCGGCAAGCCCAAGGCGAGGATGCAGTCGTCCGAGAATGAAGAACGCGACATCGAAGCCTTTGCATCGCTTATCTCGTTGTGGAACTCCAACGCTGACGTGCTGGATATTCTACGCCAGTACAAGAAGAACCCCGAGGGCGAAATCGCCCGTTTCGTTCAGTTCATGGTGCAGACACCCAAACTGTTTGAACGGCACCCTGAGCTTGGCCCTATGATCATTGAGCCTTTCAACCATAACTACGGTCATGCAGGAATCGAATTCATCAAAGCCGTCTACGCTATGGGGTTCGATGAAATCAGCATCCGTTTGGCTTATTGGGGCAGTCGGTTTGATAAGTCGTTTGGAACGCACACCAAGTATAGGTTCTACCGTAGCTTAGTTAGTGCATCGTTTACAGGCGGGGAGATTGCCAACAAGGCCGACATCATTAGACTTGATCTTGAACGAGTTTATGAGGAAGTCATGAAAGCCATGATTGATTTCCGTGACCGCACTAACAGCAACGATGCTAATTACCCTGACGAGTTCAATACCTTTATGAACGACAACCTGCACTCGTTCTTGAAGATGGACGGCGACACCATTATAAACTTTCCAACCCACCATGCTTTTATTGGGCGCATTGAGTTGGACAGCCAGTTGGTCTGGGTGCACAAACAAGCCATCAAGAACTACATCGGCGGCAAACAAAAACTCAACATTAGCCAGTTTGAACACGTGATGCAGGAACGAGGAATACTTATCAAGTCCGAGAAAAAGAGGATTGGTGCTGGCTGGGGCGAAGCATCGGTCGTAGGGCCAGTACACTGTTGGGTCTTCAAGCTAGACCCATCTGATATTGAAATGCTTATCGTCAAAGACAATCCAAAACATTAATGCAGCCACCAGCAGAACCCGAGTTTTTGTTGCCGTTTGAATGGATGAGTGTTGGGGATAGTTTCTTTATCCCCACACTCAGACCAGCGGAACTTACTTACATCATAGACACTCGTGCCAAAGTCGCCAAAGTGAAGGTCAAAATCTTCTCAACGACTAAAGATGATTGTCTTGGTGTACGGGTGTGGCGCGTTGCCTAGTGTTCTGATTCGTTGTAAGTATCGACCATATCGCGCATGATCATTCTGCGCATGTCCTTATAGTCCTCAAGTTCATCTCGACGTTCTTGAGGAGTTTGGTCTTGGTCACGAACTTTATTCATTTCTGCATTGATTTTGTTCAAATGCTCGCGGTTGGTAACGTAATACTGACGCAGCATTTCAGCATCGGGATGGGTTTCAACATACCGATCATAGGCGTCATCAAAGCCACGAGACTCAAAGTTGTCCAGAATCTTTTTGTTTTTCACCAACGCGTCGTTTATCTCAGAATACTGACGAGCATCAACATCGGTCTTACGCCCAAGGAAGCTACTCAAGAACGGTAAGTCTTTCTTGGGATCAAAGTCTTCTTTGCCCGTTACGAAGTTGTAGATGCTCATTACGCTGTTACCAATCGTGGTTAAGCCTTCAGCATACTGATTGAACGCAAACTGCAACTCATCAGGGTTAGGCATCCACATGCCATTTGTTACTTTAGCAATAGTATCCGCAGCCGATTTGAACGCTTCCGAAGTACTGTCTCCACCAACTTCACCGTAGCGAGATGGACGTGGGTTATAAATCTGCCGTCCGAAGTCGTCCATGTTGAACGCGTATTCGAGCAGTGGGCGTACTGGTGCTGGAGCCGCAGAAGTCAATGCCCATCCCATTGGGTTCTTTTTGAACATATCAATCGACTCGACCGGCAGGGGCAGGAACGACTCTTTGGCGGCAACCGACATATTAGTTACAGCTTCTTCTGGTTTGATATCCCCGTTCGCCAACGCAGCCATCTGTGATCCTATTGATGCAAACGCGCCCGTGCCAAAGCCCCACGGCATGTTGATGAACTGGGTGTCTTTGCCAAAATACTTGGTGGCTTGATCGCCAAAGATACTGACAGGCACCCGCATACTACGAACCCACAAACGGTGGTCATCCGAAGCAACCTCGTTACGCCCGTCTTCATCATTTTGTCCCATTGCACGTGAGCGGTTGTACATCATGTAACCGAAGCCAATAGCCGCGCCTAATGTAATGGCGGCGTTCCTACGCAGCTTGTTGTAGTTCTCAATAAACTTTTGCGCACCGGGGTCGTTGTCAATAATTTTTTGGTAAAACTCTTCAGCACCTTCAAGGGATTTAATGCCAAGTTTTTTGCTGTCTTCTATTTGCTGCAAACGATACAGTGCACCAAAAACTTGATGCCCCATGCCCTGCGTCCAGTTGCTTCTCAAATAACTGTTGGCGCTCTGAAACAAAGGCGACAGCAACGCGTCGGTTTGACGAACAGCACCCGTTGCCTCGGCCTTGAACATCGGGAACCACGAACCCATTGCCTGACTGTAGTGACCTTTCTTTTCAAGGTTAAGAAGATTCTTGGTGAAGGCAGACGCAGACTCAATGGCTTGTTCTTCGGTCATGCCGTTTCTCAAGTTGGCTTTTTTTATGGTGTCGAAAGCCGCTTCACGGTTCATGAATTCAAACATGTTGTTGTAGGTGTCAAACACCAGCTTGATCTGGTCAAGCGTCCGGGTAACGGGCTTTCTGTTAAAACTTTCCATAACAGAACGCGTGGCAGCGTCATTGGTGCCGTAGGCTTTGGAGAACGACATCCTGCCGCCTGCATTATCCCAATCAAGAATGTTCTTGTAGAAGTCATCGTTTTTGGCAAGTTGTTCTAGCTTTGCTTTATTACCTGTCTCAATTAAATACGATGCTCGCGCAGCTTTGAACGGAGACCCTTTGATGGCTTGCGTAAACATCCGACCCATCATTTGACCCGCAGCAAGAGGGCCGTATTCACTCGCCATGATGTTGCCTAGGTTGGTCATACCGTGGCGCACAGCATTTGACGGTGCGAACGCAGGGTTGAACCGAGTGAACCCCAATGTAATACCTCTCGTCACCCTACCAACATTACTTATGATCGGGTTCGGGGGAGTAATAATGCCCTTGACAGCATCGCGCCACTGCTTGTCTTTGAATTGGATAACGTCGTATTTGCCATCTGGACGTGGATGGAGTACCACGTTGTCAGGGTTGTTGTTTTCAAAAAACTCCCGAGCAGCTTCACCAGCTTCAAGAGGTTCTGTTAGAACTTTAGCGCCGGGGATTAAATTTTTCTTGGCAGCGTTGTAGACAGCATCTATTAATGCTTTGTTGTCCAACCTACGTAGCCCAACTTCAGCATCTGCTATAGTTTGGGTTATCGGGTTATCCGACTCCGTAATGCGGCCTTCTTGCGCATCGACAACTTTGGACAAATCTCTGTTTACCCGTTGCCCAGTAATCTCATCGAAGTCGGGTCTTTCCGTACTTCCTTTCAAAGTAAAGTACGTATCACCACGACGATTGAACCGTACCCAATTATCTACGTGGTCTCCCCACTTGCCAGCCGCACGTTCGATGTCGGTGACTTTTTCACGCAAGGCTTTCTCAGCAGCAAACACAGCGTCTATCTGAGGGCCAAACTTTTCACGGGCAGCAGCCAGATCTTTTTGGAAACCTTCAATCGTTTCCGGGTGCCAATTACCTACTACAGAATAGGCAGGGTCATCCCGCAGAATGGCTTTAGTAGCCATGATATGTTCATCTGGGCTATAGCCATTTATGTCAACGTATTGACCGTCAGTAATCCTATCCAGTTCGTCACGTAAATGATCGATTATTCGTTCTCGTTCGGCTTTAGTGTAATGCTCAGACGAAAGATTATTTATAGTGTCAACTATTTGTTTGCGGTAATCCGCAGGGCTTATTTTTGAACCATTAGGCAGCGTTATGATTGGATCGGTGCTTAACGGTACCCGCATACGCCACAGATAGTCTCGCAGCTTGGGTTCCGTGATGCCTATAGACCACATCTTAAAATCAGCAAGGGACTGAGACCACGACCGGCCAGTGGCCTTACTGTAATTTATAAGTGCGTCATGTAAAATATTCGTAAGGTTGTTTACAGCAGGACGTTCAGCCGCACTGGGGGTATTGGTTACGGCATCGCCTATATTGAGGCCATTCTCAATAACCCATTTTTTACCGTGCTGTAGTTCAAGTGATTTTTGTAGATCACTTAAAAGACGATGCTGGTCTTGGAATTTTTCGATCAACTGAGTGTACGGACGGTCACGGAATTTTTGGACGAACTCTTTTAGCTTGCCAATAAAAGTTCCAGAATCAACTTTCTTCTGTTCATTCTGCGACATCCCTTCTTTGATCCTACCGACTGTATCTTCAATACTGCCGGGTTCAGGCGGCGCTTCAACACGCACGCTTGACATTTGCGGAACAGGTGATGCTTCAGCACCGGGAGGCGGTTCTTTTCCTTCATCCAAGGCTGCATTGGCAGCATCTATATTATTTTCTTCGGTGGTTTCCGTACTGGGGTTAATTCCCGTAGGTGATTCTCCGGGTTTTGTTCCACTGAGACGACCTTCTTCAACAAGATCGAATGATTTTTTAAGAGATGAGAGCGCGAGTGTACGAAGATCATCAGCAGTAAGATCTACCCATCTGCCTCCCATTTTTTGCCAAAACCAAGTTTTGATATTGCTAAATATCTGTTTGACCAATGGCAATTCGGGATGTTTACCTACAAGATATGCAAGACGTTCTTCCTGTAAATATATTGAATTAGTGTTTGCTGGTACTTGGTTGTTAGCTTCTACGAACGGGGCTTCATTATTTTTAATTCCTTGATCAACGCGATCTAGAACTTTTTGATACAAGTCAGGGCCAAGCATGTTTTTTATGTTTGCATGCACCCCAATCTCATGAATCATCAATTCTTTTAAAAAACTAGGCTTGACTTTACCGTCAGCATCTAAATGTAAATTGTCTACGTTAAAAACAACTGAATTTACATTGGGGTCGTAATAACCAGAACTTACATCAATCGGTGAAGACTGATCCAGTCTTAAAAACCCACTATTAATCAAACGATTAGTATGGATTCCAAAAATAGCTTTCAGCCCCTCATATACATCTTTATAAGTTGTATTTGGGGAATTAGATGGTACTGGTTTTATACTGGGGTGTATGTCAGCCCCCCAACTTAAAACGCTATCGCCAGTTTCCGGATTTTGATCAAGAACTCTGGGGGCTATATGGCGAGCCATCTCATCTAAATTATAAGTAGCGTCACCATACGATACATGTTGATCTTCGGGTTCTCGACTTCTTGGTGGCTCACCGTAAGAATCTACCAATGCGTGGTGTACATCTACGCCATTATCCCATCGACCTTGGAATGAATGATCACCAGTATCAGGGTCTATTGCGTGGGCATAGACAGTAAAGCGACCATCTGGAGTAAGGACTCGATCGCCTACGTTTAAGTTTCTAGCGGTGTCGTAGCTATCAGTGTGGTTAACAACTTGATCGTCGGTAGGTACCGAAGGTGGCACGGGTTCTTGGATGTCTGGTGATTCAGAAGAAATTATAGGCCCACGAGGTGGCACTCCCTCTCGTTCCGGGAACTTCAATGCCTCTTGAACGCTCTTGGGGGTAACTCCGTATGTAAAGCCTTCGCCAATCCTCATAAACCCCTTGCCCAATGCAGTGGGAGTATGGAACGTGCCACCAATAAGAGCGTTTAGCCCAAGATTGTATGGATCGAAAGGCTGGTCGCTAAAGGCTTGTTCGGCGGTATTAATACCGCCCATGATTGCAGCGCCTTTTGCCGTTTGCCCCCACGCTTTACCTAGTGCCTCTTCACCAACCCCTAGTAAAGACTTAAGCCCCCCATAGCTGGGCCTGAACCCGCCAGCTATAATATTTGTACCTACACCAGCTAATGTGCTGACCATCGGGTGGGCGGCTTCATCAGCGGCGCGGGTTTCTGCGTCTTGCCCCAACGCTTTGGCTAAATCAGGGTGGGCTTCTAAAAAAGATTCTTGCGCTTTTTCAACAGCAGAACCTGCTGCAACAGCGCCAGCATAACCCGCTGCAAGATTACCAATACCGGGAATAAATGATCCTAACGGACTAGCGGCTATGCCTACTAACGAACCCACAGCCGCAGGAATAACATTCCTCTCCGCTGCACGTGCCGCAACGCCTAGCGAACTTGGGCCTTCATCAGCAGGAGGTGTTTGCGGGGTGTCTGAGTAATGTAACTTCTGCACATAGTACGAAGCCATCTGTGAGGGCGTACCACGCGGGAGTTCTACCCGATAAGTATTGCCATCGTTCCATTTTACTTCGTAGGTATCTTTGGCAGACCCAGCCCCCGCTCTAGCTCCGGGTGAACCATAACCTGCTGCATACTCGCCTACGCTAGTGCCTAACGCATCGCGTCGTGAAGTATCAATCGTGCCATCTGGCCTGACGACACCGGGGCCACCTAGATAAGTGGCACGGAGCAAGTAAGGGTCTGTGGTGTTAAACCGTTCACTGTTCGACTTGATGTAGGCAACACCAGCCGCTGCATTGTCGTAGGGGTTATTCCACTGAGCATCTTTTGGGATCCTACCTTCAGCTTTCATCTGGTCGAAGGTAGGCTTGATGACCTGCATCGGGCCGAGAGCGCCCCCCGGCCCTACTTTAGATGTATCAGCACGGCCACTACTAGACTCAGTTTGATAGATAGATTTGATCGTGGGGGCTAACTCTTCAGCCCCCTGATCCTTGATGATCTGATCTAAATCAACAGCCATTTACGACGGTACCTTAGTCACCGTTACCCCCGGTGGGACTCCCCCGCCGGGCATAAATCCGCTCAAGTCAATACCAGCAGCGGTGAGTTGCATCGCCAACGCCCGTGCCTGTGCTTGCAACTTTGGATCAGTTGCATATTCAGGTTTTTGTACAATTTTAGAAAGTTGGCTTATAGGCATTTGATATTTTGAAGCAATCACACCTTGTTGATAGTTTCGACGGTCTTCAGCGCTCTGTTTTGAAGTTTCAAGTCTTTCCTGCATGATCATGTCTGTTTGGGCCTTACTAACTCCAGCCATCATCAGACGCTCCCTAATTTCATCCGCGCCCATGCCTGTTCTCAGGAGGCTATCAACTTCATTCGTGTACTGTTTAAGATCTTCACGGCTAAGCGTTGCTTCAGTACGCAGGTTCTGCGACTTGCGAGCCTCCTCGTTCATCAACGCATCTGTCTGCAACTTGTCAAGGTTGTTAAGCGCCCCCGCTCTTTGAGCAGCAAGTTCTTGTTTTGCTGCACCTTGGGCTGCAAAGTTTCTGCCAAGTGATAACGCAACACCCGCAAGACCGGGAACATAACCGGGTTGATTCCCACGAAGGCCCGCTTGATTTAGTCCGGCACTCATACCAGCTAAATCGGCATAGCCCCCCGGTGCAGTACCTGCGTTATACATGGCATCAGCTCGCGCACGACCGTCGCCAATAATGCCAGACACTTTATTGAAGGCGTCGCCAATCCCCATTTCTTTTTCAGTTTTCATGAACTGATCATGAACAGAATCGAACGTAGGACGTGGGCCAAGATCATTAAGTCTCTTTTTGATTTCATCAGTCCAGATACTGCCCAATGGTGGGTGGCCGCTCGCGTCTGCCGCTGCAACTCGATCTGTGGCAGTGTGGTCATCCGGAAGCGATGCAATAGCCGCAGCGGGATGGATCAATGCTGGAGAGAATGGGCCACTAAACTGACTTGGGCTACCAAACGGCTGCGTTGGGTCTGGCAGTTTACCGGTGCCAAACAAAGTTGACATTGCTTCACCGGGAGTACGTATTGGAGCAGAGGGCAAGTAAGGGCCAGAACCAACACCGGGGAGAGGCATTAGATTTTGTGTTCGCCCACCAATAAGCCTTGCTGCGGCATTTTGCTGTAACGCATTTTGATTATAGAAACCTGCCCCTGCTCCTTGCATCCCTTGGTTAAAAGCATTAGGTACAGTATTCCCAAAGAAGTTACCTACTGAACTAAGAGTGTTGCCCAACACAGATTGCTCAAACGGTACATAAGGGGCATCGTTAGACACATCTGAACCATACGGCCCAGAATACTTCTTAACCGGCCCACCATGTGCGGCAGAAAAATCTATATCAGACGGAACCATTTGAGGCGCTTGCACAGGTCTGCCACCTGCGTTTGGCGACTGCTCGCTGCTTCGTGATAACACATCAGCGTAATTCGCAGTCATCAGTGCCGACTGAATATCGCCACCTTCATCAAACGCAACAATGCCACCGCCAGCATAATTTTTGCCAATGTTGTGCACTGCAATATCAGCGAGGCCACCGCTACGAGCATGAGCAGTTGGCATAGACATCGGTTGTGGTGCGCCGGGGCCAATCACTGGCGGCTGACCCATCTGGGGTTGCCCCATCTGTGGAGGCTGACCCGTCTGCGGTGCTTGCGGGACTTGAGGAGGTGGGTTGGCTTGCGACAGCAACTGCTGCATACGATCTAAATTTAATTTTTGAGCTTGCCCTGCGATGCTCGTTGTAGGTGGCTGCGGCAATGCTGGATTAGTTTTCTGTATGTCAGACAACATCGAATACAACATGGCTGGGCTAACCATCCCATTTGTATCCAAAACTTCTTGTCCCAACGCTGCACGAATCTGATCATCGGGCATGTTCTGAGCTTTTAACTGACGAGCTTTTTGCTCGACAGCATTCATCTTCATGGCTGTCTGGGGAGGCTTGACTGATTTAAGAAGGTCGTACATAAATTACCCCGAAGGCCCAAAGAAGCTGCCAAGTCCGGTTAAAAGATTCGCACCGATAGCTGTTGCGTTTGCCGGTGCCGCATACATCGTAGATGCGCTTTGTGCAACAGGCACTTTGTTTATAGCACCCATAAGATTATTAAGTTGCTGGTACGGGAAGTTCAACGCATTGTAGTAATTCTGCATTGAATTATTAAAGACGTTTTGTTCCTGTCCTTGTTGCAGTGCACCTGCACCCAGTAGCGCAGTATTGATACCGGCATTCTGAGTGTAATCTTGCATACCGAGATTACCCAACGCACCAGAAGCGGCGAGTTGGTTTTGATTGGCAGTATTGAACTGCCCCTGCGCGTTCTGGAATGCGTTCTGTAACCCAGTCGCTTGGATGTTCTGTAATTGTTGCTCAAGCCCCTGTTGCCCCATCGCATTAACAAGTGCTTCACGAGAACCGCCTAAACCCCCTGCTTGGGTAGCGACACCCGCCATACCGGGGAGCTGTTGAGCGTAGCCGCGAATAGCGCCCTGCTGTTGTTGAGCGATAACATCGTTGACGTAAGGAGACATATACTGGTTGACGTTGGCACCAGTAAATTGGTTAGTCCCCGCCATCCCTGCAAGATTCGCTGCCTGACCGGTATAAGCCGAAGGCTGCATCTGCTGTATATTTTGGAAAGCTTGAGTTTGCTCAGGCGAGAACCCAGCTACCTGCTGTCCGGTATAAGGCTGATACCCCGGCCCGTTAAAGATTAAGTTCGATAGCGAACCTAAACCCTCCATCGCATAGGGCATCAACTCTGGCGGGATGGTGTTCTGGTAGACATTAGTCGTCGTGGCGTTTGATGCCGAACTTGACGGTGTACCTGACCCCGTTGCCAGATTGGTAGGTGTGGCGTATGTACTAAGGGACGTACCCGCCAACGGGTTGCTAGTAGTGGCAGAAGTATTAGTATTTGCCGAAGAACTTTGTGTTGGAAGTGCCATAGTTATTCCTTATACCGGCAAGTACTTGTCAGGATTAATTTGCTTGCCCTGCTTTGGATTACCCGTGCGAGCCATGCGCACTTTGTCCATCATCGCGTAGAGTTTTTTGGATCCCGCTTCTGTTGAGCCATTTCCGAGATGCGATACAACATCTGCCGGTATAACAAACTCGCCATCAGCAAGCGCGGCGCGTTGCGGTCTGTTGCCGCCAATGACTGCCGGAATCGAGTCGGACATTCCATCGCCATCTCCTCGCAACAACTTACCACCAGCAGCATAAGTATCTGGGAACGAACCTAAACCACCTGCCGCCATAGCGTGGATATAACCGCCATGCGCTCTTGGGTTTTCACCCGCTTTTCCGCTATCACCAAAATCACTACCAAAACCGCCGATATCACTACCAAAACCACCGCTTCCTTCACCGATACCAAGATCTACACCCGAAGCCCCTACTGGATTATAGGGAGTAGTGGAAAACGGGCTATCTGAGTTTGCTTGATTCGCTATGTTTTGGCTGGATGCACTTGTGTCGGGAGCATTTCCGGATGTATCGCTTGAAGTTTGATTAGTACCTTGGACAGTATCGCCTTCAACAGTCACCTGCCCTTTCGGTAATACCATATTACCTAATGCCCCTAGAGGGCCAAGAGCCATGCCACCAATCAACGAAGACCAGAAAGGATGGGCGCTTCTAAACCCTTGCACTTCGTTAAAAGCATTAGTAGCCAATCCTTTCAAACCAGAGTTGTTTGAACTTGGCTTTGAACTTGGTGTTGAACCCGGCGGGGTCGCAGGGACTGTATCACCCAGTGGTACGTTGGATGAAATATCTTGTGTCCCTGATGTATCAATAGTGCCGTTACCAATACCCGCACTATCAATACCTACGCCACTACCAGCCCCAGCTAAACTCCCGCTACCGCCCGTTGCTTCACTTCCAGCGGTTTCCCCAATGTTTTTTCCACCACCACTGCTACCACTTCCACCAGTCATACCAGCGTAGGGGTTTGTATAAGGCTGCGGTAAAACTTCCGTAGCAAGGTTACTGAGGTAGCTATTTTCAGCGTTGGGGGGCGGCGGAGGTAAATTCATGTTGGGGTTCTGAGCCAACGCATTCAAAAGCCCATTTTGATATTGAGCGTTAGCAGCTTGAAGCGTAGCTTGATCAGTACCCATCTGGGTTGTTGGCAAGGGCGCGTTGGTTGCAAGAATTGCTTCACCAACAGAAGTTGGTATAGCCCCCGCCGCCGTCGATGCACCGCCAGCAGCGTAGTGCTTAAGACTCGCAAGGCCGCCAGCCTTCATGCCCGTACCCGAAGGAACCGTGCCGGTGTTAGCACCGGGAGTTGAAGACCATGCGCCGGGGTTCCATCCTGCCCCAATGAACGCTGGCTGACCCGCTGGGAGATAGCCAAGTTTGGCAATCAAAGGATTGACCGTGCCTTGGTTCCACAGCGTCTTGTAGCCGGGAGCAGGTACGTAAAACTGATAGCCTGTGGAAGCGCCAAGAGATGACGAAGGAGTAGATGGTGTTGCGGCTTTCGTATAAGCGTTCAACACGGGCATAGCCATCATGTAGGCTTTTGCCATTCTTTGATAATTGGTGTCGCCAAGGGTGTTGTAAAAATCTTTTGAAGCTTGTGACGGGTTATCAGCAAACTGTTGCATCCCCTGCCCAATAACATCAGTGCGAGTAGGACTTGTAAGGAAAGTACCACTAGTATTTCGGGCGTACTGCGGGGCTGTGTTAGAAGCATCCGCAGCCTTTTGAAGTTCTTCCTGAGATGCTTCACCCCCAGCAGCAGAGTTAAGCGAATCCAATGATGTTGAATTAGGCATGAATTCAGTTGGCGTAAGAGCATTAGCCGCCGCCATGCTTTGTCCCATTGTCTCTAGGGCTGGCCCCGACACAGGGACATTAGCGGCATCTGTGGCGTAGGCTGTAGCCAACGGCGCTTGCCCCATTTTGTTCATGCCACTAGTTACTTGAGAACCACCATAAACACCCATGCCTAGGTTGATGGCATCAGCGGTGCTTGCACCCGACAGCTTATCAACCAACCCTGCGCCAATGGCGATCTCAGGCATCAGGGCATCAGCGCCGGGGACATACGCATCAAGGAGCGCACCGCCAATCGTTGGCAAGAGACCCTTGGCAAACGTGCCGAGCGAGAACGCTTCGGGTAGACCAGTATTAGGGTTAGTGGTCAATGACTTGCCGTGGGCTTGAGCCAGCGACTGTAACCCACCAACTTCTTCTGGGGACATGTGCACCAGCATGGAGTCGCCGTGCCGCCCAAGAGACGCAAGGCCACTAGCCATCGTATGCGGATGATGGGCAAGGGGGCGGGGTAAACCGGGGGTTACTCCACCAAAGGCATACTTATTCATATCAGTACCCACCACTAATTAGAATCATTTTCCTATAACCGTCCAATTCAGTCCATTACTCCATATCAGATATGTAGTTGAACCGCTAGCAGTTATTGTGTCGCCCCATGCAAGACCAGACGCACCATTGGTCACGTAGCCTATCTTGCCTATGTTGGTTGCTGCGCTAGGCAGGGTGCCAACAGTATAAGCAGGGGTTTGTGTGCTATTTAAAAGTTGATTAACGGCATTGGCTGTCCGGGTGCCAAACTGCTGAATTGTGGTCGCCAAAATATTTTGGTGCACTGCACTATAGCTTGGGGTAGGGATGGGCAAGCTAGGAGGGGCAATCGTGCGGGGTGATACGTTCATCGGCGTCCATCCGGTCTAATGTCCAGCCGCATGTTGCCCAACTGCCACATGACGCCCAAGGCTGTAGACGGATACCCGTATATCAGATAGGCATCGTTGGCATTGCCAGTATCGACCCGGAACGCAAATTGACGCCCACGGATGCGGGTGTAGACCTGCCCCGTGAATTGCTCAATCGGGTACTGAGGAACTACCCCGTAGTCTCTTACGTTCTTGACTGGCGGTTGGTCTACGTTCTGTTGGTAAGACGAGCCAGAATTCAACCGTGGAAGAACGGTCAGGGTCATCTGCGGGTTTTGCGATGACGAGTTGACAAACGTCAAGTCAGGCACGATGCGCCATATGGATGAAAAGTGGTGTCCATCCCCGATCTCAATATCAGAAGACTGGATGTAGCTTACGACTGGCAGCGTCACGCCCGGAACGGTATGCACATCAACGCCGTATTCGTGGAACATGATCTGGTTTGGCACCACGTCCATGACCGGCGTATACGCTTGGATGGTTGAGTTTGGCGTAGAGCCGTAGGCACCGCGAGTGCATCCAGTAAACGACGTTCCGGTATTGCCTGTGTAAGCGATGATCTCACTACCAATCACAATCGCCCCCTGCTGCGGGAACGACGAAGAATCAGCAACTGGAATAGTCGTTATATATGAGTAGTTGACAAGTGCAGTCGTGTAAGTCGTCTGTGTGCTATAGGCACCCATGGGATACGCCTGTAGCGATGTACCCAGCCACGCCGAACGGTTTAGCGACCCGTAATCCCACACGTTATCAATGAAATTAAACTTGACGTAGCTGTCGTTCACCGTGCTGGTCAATGACGGGTAGAACCACCAGATCTCACTGAAGCCTTCGTTGTAGCCAGCAACAACCTGCCACTGCTCGGCTTTGTTGATATTGCTGAACACATAGCGACGCAACGAACAGGGCAGGGTTTGCACCGTGCCGTTGTACATGTAGAACTTGTCTATGCCCATCCACCACGTCACGTTGTTGGCTGTGAGAGCAGCGTTCTGTGAAATGATCGAGATGTTTTCTTGCAGAAGGGTAAAGCTAAATACGTAAGGCGCTCCTACGTACTGCATCTGGTACACAGCGGTATCGGTGTACACCAAAATGATTTGAAGGTTGTTGACTGCCGTTACAAGCGTCGAACCATTACCCAGCGACTGTTCCCCCGCCTGATTGGATACTTGAGGGATCCACTGTTCAGGTACAGTCTGATCCGACCAGCGAACCAGCAAGGGATCAAAGGTCGAATTGGCATTGGTGGGGTCGTAAGGATTGGCACCCAGTGCAATCACGAACTGATACACCGGAGATACGAAGATCTTGTTGGTTTGCGTAGGTACGTACAAACCCGAATAGCTGACGTTCAACGTCGAGTTGTATGGGATCGTTACCAGATTGCTGACCGTGACAACCAGCCCGGAAATAGACAATATTGTCGTACCCGCAGGGATCGACCCTGTGGATCCGGGGGCAAACGAGATAACCTCACCCGGATAAATATAGTCATTGAACGCTACGGTGAAAGTGTTTGAATTAAACACGCCACCTACGTCCGTGGTGGTGATCGTCTGATACTGCTGGGTCGTGGCGTATTCGGCAAGTGTGATTGCCGGTGTCCAGTTGACGGTACTCTTGACCCAGTAATAGATCGGCCCACCTTGGATCGACATGATGAGATCGTCGCCGAACGAGGCTTGCGACCACTGTCGATTATTGTACGTAATCGTTTGTGGCTGACCTAAACCCCAACGCCCCAGACCCCATGTACCAAGACCCCAAGCATAGATTGTTTCAACAGTCGTACTGCCCGAGTTGACCAAGTACGTAGCCGTAACTGCGATGCCGCCGGTTACACCACCAGCAAACGCACTACCAGAACCAATAATTTTGTACGAGTCTGTCGGGAACACGACAGTCCCGCCAGTAGCACTTCCAGTAGTCGGATTGTTGTAAGTGATCGTCGTACTGTTGGCTGTAATAACATTATAGATGCCATTGAAGCCATCTACCGTCAATCCATAAATAGTGATGGACGTACCGGCAGTTGGTACTACCGCAAACGTACCCGTCAGGGTAGCGACTGATCCGGTGCCGGTTGCAGTCACAGCAACTTGTGTGGTGTCCCTAGCTACACTAATAACAGTGTAGGACTGCGCACCTACCGTGGTCTGTGTACCAAACGTAACAGTCACGCCGTCAATCGTCATTGACGT